CTGGTCTTTGCACTGACTTTCTTACCCTCGCCGCGAGCCTCGTCTTTCTTGCCTTGTTTGCGCTTTTCGTATTCGCTTTTGCCTTTCTTTTTAGCCATTACCATTTCACCTTATGCGACCAGTATCGGGCGCTGAACTTGTCGGGAGTTGCATCTTGAGCATCATGTCGAGCGTAGTAGCTTTTCTTGCGTGCTTTATCTTTCTTGGTCTTCGGGTTCTTACCCGCACCTCGAACACCTTGTTGCCCGAATCGAATCAGTTTGAACTTGTCGCCTTTGCACGCCAAGACAATGTGACTTTTCTTAGGGTGGTTCGGTGTGCGTTTGGGTTTGTTGCAGCCTTCAAGGTTGTGCTCAGCCAGCAACTTCTTTTTGCGTTTGAGTGTGTAGTAGTCAGCCATTGTTATTCTCTAATGGGAGCGCCGCCGCCTGCAGCGAGAGCTTGTTCAGGTGCTGTCCCGGCTTCTTGAGCCAGCAGGGCCATCAGTTCGGGTGGTAACTCTTCGCCTCCTGGGGCGGCTTCCGGCTCAGCCGCTTTGACTGCAGCGCCGCCCAACGCCATCTGTTGCTGCGCTTGAGCTTGGGCCTGGGCCTCAGCGGCCACCTGCTCTTCAGGCTTGAGCAACTTGACGGGCAGTCCCATGCTCCGCACAATCTCTTCGATAAGACCGCGGGCATTGATGTTTGGATCTGCTTGCAGCAGCGGAATCATCTGAATCAGAGTCTCGATTTGCACCGAAGGGTTCTGCCTGATTGGGTTGTAGCTGACCATCTCGAAGTCTACTTCGATGTCTTGAATCAGTCCCAAGTTGACCGATCTCCAATCGCTACTACCTGTGATACGCACCATCTTCTCACCTTTCATGTATTTACGGGTGAGGTAGAACGCTTTGGCGGCAACATCCTCTAAGGCTGCATTGATATGACCTTCTCGAGTCGCCAGTCGTGTCCGCATCTGTGCGTCGATGATTGCCATCTCTGTTGCAGTACGGGCGCCAACGACTTGACCTCGAGCTGCTTCAGCTAAGGCGCTGATAAAGGCAGCATCACCTTCCATACGAGCAATGAACTCTTGCACGCCCACAGGGTTCTGCGGCATGGGCATCTCGTAGAACAATGTGTTGAGCGCTCTAAGCGCTTCGGCGTTCTGTGGTGCGATTCCTACAAAGCTACCTGCAGTGGCGGTGACAGCTTTGTTGAGGTCTTCTTCGCTGATGCGACCGGCATCGTATAAGATTCTCGGAATCTGCAGGTACGTGATTCGCTTGAGGTGAGTCAGCAGGTCGTTAATGGTCTCTTGCTGGTTCAGCACCAACTGGACTTCAGATAGCCCCAAACAATCCACACCTGATTGGTTCAGGCTAAACATCGAGTAGGGGATGTAGTCAATCTCGTCCTCGAATACGACTTGCTCGCCCTGCTCTAAGTAGTGTTTTACTTGGTTGGTTTCTCGATCGTAGTATTCGTAGATGGTGACCCACTCAAACGCATCTCTGACTGAGTTGGCTTCTTTACCTTGCTTGTCCCCAAGAACCCACTTTGGATAACGGTCAGGCGTCACGTCGCCCATCTTGACTTTGTATAGTCCTGAGTTGACTCGTCGTTTGAACTCTCTAAAAGGCACAACCGTGGCCTCGAGCCAATACCGAATATCATCAGGGTCGCGTACCGTTAGGTCAAAGAACACCGTAGATGGGTCGCAGACTTTGACTACAGGTCGGTCCTCTACAATATCCCAGCCTGTCTTGAAGATACCGCGCTTACACAAAACAGCATCAATCAACGCTGTGGCAGCACGTCGACGCATGTTGTTTGAGCTGTAAATGTATTCCATCAACCCATTGACCGCGGGTACAGCCTCTTGGCTGTTGCTGTTTCGCGGTGTAGCAGAGACTTGCGGGTTGGGACCAAGAAGTGCGCTGACGGCAGTATCCGCAATCGAGTAGATTAAGTTCTTGCTGCAAAGATGAAGTTGAGTCGACTTCTGCAAGTCGGCTGCTTTGTTTGAGTAAAACTCACCTCGGTAATATCGACGAGCCTTGTCAAACTGCTTCTTCTCGTTGTTCTCGTAGAACTTTTTGTGCCGCTGAATCAGTGTGGATAACTTAGGCATTAGAGCCGCCTTCCTCTTTCTTGGCCGGTTTCTTCGAAGCCGGTTTTGCTGCGTCTCGCTTTAGAATCGCTCGACGAAAAACTTCTTGCCGATTTAGCATAGATTGCGGTCGAAATACTTTTGTTTTGTCTGCCATGCTACAACCAATCTCGAGGTGGGGGTGCAAAAGGGTTTACAGCATCCTGCTTAAGACGCTTCTTATGTTGATCCAAATCAGCTATGCTCAGCTGCCCTGGTAGTCGGGGCTTCTGTGTCTCCCCGATATTAGCTTGTGTGAAGTGTCGGCGCGACAGTATATCGGCTGCCATAATAGCAGTGCGTGCTCTGTCGAAGTGGTGAGTTGTCCCGTCGAGCCCTTTTACGCGCTTCTTTCTACTACCATCGTAGTTGATTAGCTGGTGCAAAAGACCTCTCGATCGAATCTGTATGTCGCTTTGACGGAGCATCTGCACAAGTCGGGCTTCCGCTTCTTGAATGCGTTTCTCTGTTGCGTACCAGCCTGGATGATTTCGATTGGTCCATAGTAGGTTCTTGCAGTTCTTATCTTTAAGTACCGCGATACATGCCGTAGCGTTTGACTCAACCGCAAGCAGAGCTCCGTTGTAGTATCCCTGCAATCGCATGAGCCTATATGCAAACCGTCCTGGGTCTTCTCGGTCTTCCCAAAAAGCCACTTCTTTGCGCTCAAGCGCATCCCATACGGTCAGCGCGCTTTTATCACCAGAACCACCGAATCCTGCCGGGTCAGCTGTAATGATGTATTGACCGTTGATGTAAGGCTTGTCGAGCACACAACAACCGACGGTAGCCAGGGGCGGGTCGGGTACAGCTTTGGCCAATGCGGGCTTCAAGACGTCAGCAGGCATGATGGGTGCCATTGACCCCAACCAACCATCGTAAGGGTCTGATGGGTACTTAGAGCTGAAGAGGCGAGCGTCTCCTACAAACTCTGTGTTCAAAGCACTGCGTCTGAATGCCAGGTTCTCATGAGTCATACCTTCATGGTGCTGTAAGTATTTCAACTCAGCTTCTGAAGGTTGAAAGCTACTGTCGTGTATTTGACAGCTGTCGTCGTCCCACCAATCTAAGAATAACGGCTGGAAGCGGCTCTTGTTTTCGAGGGCTGACCGCCACATCTGCTCGTGGTGCGACCCTGCGCGACCGGGAGTTGACTCGAGAATCACTCGAGCGTTGGCGCGTTTGTTAACTGTCGGGAAGATATTGATGGCGGCTTTCTTCTGCCACTGCGCTTCACCAAACTCGGTGATGACCAGACGGTCAATAGAACGACCAATCGCGGGCGACCGCCCGCCCGCAGTCAGGACTTTGATGCCTCCACCATGACAAAAGTGCATCTGAGTCGTCCCTGCCTTACGTCCTTTAGCCATCGGCATCTTTACGTCATCAGGCAATCGATTGTACGAAAACAAGATGCGCTCGAAGATATCTTCTGCGGTGTCTTGTCGCTCAGCGATGAGAAGTCCTTTGACTCCTTCAAGATACATGCAGTCGCGCAACAAAAGCATAACGGAGATGGTCGTAATCTTTGCTTGACGAAACTTATTTACAAGCACCCACTTGTGGTCATGCACAGCCTGCAGGAGTTTTCTCTGTGTCTTAGTGGGTTCGAGGTAGCCGATGCTTTCGTTCTCTCGCACAATCTGACACATAGATACAAATGCGTCAGGCGTAGAGAACATGGCGTGAACCTTACTTTGGTTCAAGTTCGGGTGGTATGCCAGCTTGGCGCCACTCGACAGCAACTTTGGCGGTTTACGAGCGCTCATTTCTTTTCACGCTTGCTTTGCTCGATAGCGTATCCTTGCACCGCGGCTTTCCGTTGCGAGTCTTTACCGTAGTATTTTTTGCCGCTGTCTCCATACTGGTGACCAATAACTCTACCTTCTTTGTCTTTGATCTTTTTGACTGGCATATTAGACTCCTTGTACGTCATGGTAACATGCCGCGTAGTCATGGAGAAGTGAGATGCCTGGTGACCTGAAAGCGACGATGCGTAAACAAATCAAACCAGCAATAGAGAAACTCACACCGGCTCAACTCAAAGGCCGACGTAATATGATTAAGAAAGTAGTCGGTAAGGGTGGTCCTTTTCGAGTTGCGTCGGGCGCGGAAAACAATCCCGGCAAACTATACTAAAAGTAGAATTCGACTTGCTTTGTCAAGCCCGATGATGTAAGCATTTAGCTGAACCCGTCTTTGTCGGTAGCCCTCGGGTCCGTCATTACGTGAGTCGGGCAGTCAAGCAACGCAATATATTTTTTCTCTTTATTGAGGCTACAATGGCTATTTCAAACGAAGTATTGAATACGACCTTTGAAGACCTTCGCGGTCCTCTGGTCAATTCTTTCGTTCGAAGCAATGAGCTGTTCGAGGCGCTGTCTGACAAGGCACGGATGCCCATGGAAGGAGGTTCTCTCATTGAGCGAACCTTTACCGGTGGTGCTCCTGCTCGTGGTGTTGGCGTCTACGTCGGTGACGAGCTTTTGAACATGACTCGGCGTCAACAGATTAAAAAGTTCCAAGTGGAACCGCATCGTCTGGTTGTCGCTATTAACATTCCGAAGCGTGAGCTTCTGATGAACAGCGGGCAACTTGCTGTCATCCGACTCATCGAAGAATACCCTCAGACCGTTATGGAAGGTGTGAAGGCAGACATCAACAAGTTCCTGCTCACTGGTGTGAGTCGTGGCTTGGTCTTCCAAACTGCCGAACTGCGCGGACTAATGACTCTGAACGGTGAAAAGAACACCGGTATCGGAACTGGCGTACAGCATGGTCTTATTGACTTTGTTGCTCCCGGCTCTCAGTCCGACGAAGTTCAGGGCGTGGCTAAGGCTGAATCGTACTTCCACTTCAACCAGTTCGTCGCGGCGAACGGGTTTAGCACAGACGGTATGAAGAAGTTGCGTGAAACCTACCGTAAGTGTGCTCATTACGCTGGCGGTGTCGGTAAGGGACCAGATCTCATCATCATGGATGATGCGACTTATGGAAACTTTGAAGACACTCGACGTAGTAATGTTCGCGTTAACGTGGTTCAGGACCCAGATGACAAGGCAGGATCCAACATGCTTGGTCTTGAGCTTGGTCTTGGTCAGGTATTCAGTTCTCTCGACCTGGACACCACTGACTTCACTGAAGACGCAGGGACAGACCCAGATCCAACTGAAGGTATCTCTTACTTCCTGAACACCGATTACCTGGAGTTTCCAATGCACGAAGCTCCCACGATCGGCAAGTTCGAGGAGCGAGTTGGTGACCAAGACGTGGTGACGGCACTGTTCTCAATGCAAGGCAATCTTATCTGCACTAAGCTTCCTGCACAGGGTGCTTGTGTTGGTACTGCCACTAACACCATCGCTTAAAGGAGGTCATTATGGGAAACGCAGTTAAAACTGATTCTATTGATACGACCTATACCTTTGAGGCTTACCCTGTAGGTACTCGGTATGTTCAACCTGCTGACGAGGTAACCGCAGCCAACTCGACTCACTACGGTGACCGAGAGTGGATCTTCGTTTATAACGACGAGGCTTCTACGGCTTTCGCTGAAGGAAACGTGATCATGCTGGATAACAGCGATTACGCTCCCTTCCACGGACTGCTCTCCACCGCGACACTTCATGTGTACCGGATTCTTGGTGTAGCGGCTCACGCGATCCCCGCAGGTTCTTATGGCTGGATCATTGCTAAGGGCTCTGGTGAAGTTCAGTGTGACGGTGGTGTTGCTCAGGGTGACCGCTTGGTTGCTCATGCAAGTACCGCAGGTATCGCTGATACAATCACTCTGAATGCCGATGCAACCACCGACAACCTTGAGTGTGTCTTTGCTATGGCTCTTGAAGCCGATGCAGGTTCTTCTTCGGGAGACAAGGCCACTTGCTGGATCAACGGTGTGTGGTAGTTAGCTGATTCGTGATACATTAGGGTCGGGGCTCAAAAGGCCCCGGCCCTTTTCTTTGGAGGGAAGATGGACGTATCTCTTGGGGCTCTTCGCGAGCGTCTTTTGGAAATGCGAGCGTGGGATAGTTCCGGCGCTACGTTTGATAAACGCGTGAGAGAGGCTCTGAATACGGCTTTGTATCGTATGTCAGGTGATGTACCCGAAGCGTTGATTCCTGCACAAGAAACGATTGTGTTGCTGCCCGATGTCAGCAGCGACTCGTACAACATAAAAATCAATGCTACGTCTGAAAACTTAGTATTGAAGATTACCGATACAGCAGGGGTGGCTTTGGGCTTAGGTGGAGCCGACGCTACCGCCAGAAGCTGGTACTCATCTGACTTCAAGTCTGACGGAACTTGGGATGGTGTCATGCATCTTGAGATCACAGACTCGAACAATATCATTCACAGAAGACAAGCACGAGAGTGGTTTGTCACAGGTAACACAGCGCACGTTACCATCGACCGCCCTTGGCCCAACACTACCGACACGTTGATGAAGTTTCGCATCCATCAACCTGAGTTCTTTGTTCATGACGACGTGATGGAAGTATTAGAGCCTGCCCGTGTATACGATAGCGAGCGGCAGCAAGTCTGGTCGATTGACACAGGCGGTGCGTATCGACAAGATATGATTGACTTCCAAGCAAACGCCACGGGTACACCGTTTCGTATGTGGAGAGGGCGTCATTTTCAGATACCTGCGCCGAGACAGAAACCTTTGGCAACACCCCGCACCACAGCACCGTCTGAAACAGGCGTACCCCCAAATCCGTGGGTCGGTCCTGAGCAAGAAGGGGGTTTCCGCTTTTGCTTTACATATGTGTGGGGCCGACGTGACAACAGTGTCAGTGTGGCTCCAGGCGGTTTAACTGGCGGTCTTAGAGACCCTCTCTTTGAAAGCGCACCGTCTCCAGTCAGTGACTTGTTCGACCATACAAAAAATACAAGTTCGCAGATTCTGATTCAGGCAACGAATATCGATGCCATGCAGGGCTTCGGTGACAGCACGACGACCCGATACGCTAAGTCAGGGTTGCGGATTCGCATCTATGTAGCTCGAGACTCTATCCGAACTGCGGGTCGAGGTTCATACAACAGAGTCGAGTCGTCAGGTATCTTTTATCTGTTGACAGAGATTGAGCCGACAAACGCAGCGATGACTGCCAAAGAAGCCAGCTATCTTTGGGATGGTAGCGTCACCCCTGACTACCATCGACCCTTGAAGCACTCGACCGGTTATTACGCTTACAGCGTGTTCCCGCACCAAGATGCCCGCTACGAGTTAGACTTTCGTGTATTGAAACTACCTGCTAAGTTTCAGGATGATCAAGATACGGCACCAATCCAACGTGATGCGGTGCCTGCGCTGCTTGAACTCGCTCTTTACTATTTGTCTTTGATCGACGGTGTCGATCAGCAAGGAGCCCAGCTCCACATGGAACGATATAATCAACTCGTAATGCGCTACCGATTGAACTATGCTAATCCGGGTCGGGTTGTTGAACCCGTTCCGCTCGGCGGCCACTACCAACGATCAAGGTTTGGTACATTCTCGGTCACCGAATAATAAACTCACAGAGGTGAAAATGTCAGCCAGATCGTTTGCTCTTCCTCGTCCACAGCTGGGCGATAAGATGTATAAGTTTACTTTGACCCAGCAAGTTGAGGAGTGCCTTGTCATCAGTATCATCGGCCCGCCCGATAACCCTGATTTTTGGACCGCAACTCTTTTGACCAAGAACGGCGTTGAGTTCGTTGGGTCGGACAAAGAGTACCGTGGACGCCACGACTGGGTGCCCATCACTTGGATGTACGACGAAGACCGTAAAGTGTGGGTTGCGCCAGTTGATGCAAACGATGTACGTGACGCCGACAAGGTTGACTGGAAAGTTCCCGCCCCTCGGTCAGGCGAAAAGTACATGAGTTGGCGTGCTCGCGTGTTCCGTGAGATCCCAGCCCTGAAGAAAGATGCTCAAGCAACTGAGATCCTTTCGGATGTGTGGAAGAATAAGGCTGAATCCGGCGAAGCCGCGGAAGCCTAACCGGCTCGGAGTTGAGCATGGCGGGTCCAAGCAATCAGCAACCTATTGACATGATCATCCCCGCAGGGGAGGCTCAGGTAATCTTCTCGGCGACGTTGCTCGCACGTAAGATTTTAAACTTCGAGTCGACCCCTGAAGGGACGCTAAGGTCAGTAGTGGGTCCGACCTTTTATGAACCGAAAAGACTGCTGGAGACGCCAGGCTCTCAGTTTGATGAAGATCAATATCAGGCTGTTCTTGAATCAGAGGGGTCTTCAGGTAGTTCAGTAGACAAGGGGCACGGCATTTTTCACGCCGGGCTCCTTGGCGGTATCGGTGACACTTTGATTGTGCGCGGCGGTCGTAAGTTGTACAGGCATCACGGTTGGTCACGTTCTTTTGAGGAGTTGACGATACCAAACACCTTAACGACAGAGCCTCGAGCGCTGTATCCAGACCAGTTCTTGGTGATGAACGACAAGATTATCTGGACCAACGGTATCGATAGGGCGTTGACTATTAGTGCAGACGGTATGGTTGTGCCCCTCGGGTTTGCGCAAGTACCGACGGCACCGATTGTAGATGGACCGCAACAGCCCGCACCCGAAGACAGAGACGGTTTGTACCCTAACTCTTTGGGTTACTCGTGGGCTGGAGGTATCGGTACGTATGGAGACTTGCTTGACGGTTTCACAGGCGCCGTCCGTGCCGGTGCCTGGTACTACTACTGTCAATATGAGGACATCCACGGTAACCTGTCTCAGCCATCGGCTGAAAGCAATGTTGTTTTGATTGAGTCGATTCAAGCCGATCCTCTCGAGCTCATGGACGAAGACGCCACAGGCGCCGAGATTGGAGACCTGACTCGCCAGTTTATGGTGCGCGTCGCAGGCGGCGGACCAGATCACTGCGTAGCAAAACACA